GGAGAGAGCGAGTTCGCTCTTTCCTCCGATATAGGCCGCCGCGATAGCTTCGGAGGGGAGATTCTTTCGTCCGTTGCCTTCGCCAATACGCAATCCATGCGGAATGATAGTCCCAAGTTTGCGGACTTCTTTGGAGAGAGTGTCAGGGCTTACGCCAAGTCTGGTAGCAGCGTCTTTGACTTTCAATCCCGAACTTATAAGTTTCTGCCCTTTGAGAATCAAATCTCGCGTGAAGACTCTCTTCATGTTTTTACCCTCAATTCAATGACTGGATGGTATGGTGTGACGCCTTTGAATATCATATCAAGGAATTGCTTTCCGGAGCCTCACATCCCATGGCTGTAATCACCGATCAAACCGTCCTCGCACTGCGCGTTGAGCAGGGAGTCGAAGTGCTGGTCGCGGTCCACTGCAAACCGATCTCGGGGAGGGATTCCGGTGGCCGCTGGCTGTCGATGGAGCTGGAGATGGAAGTGGTCCTCGCGCTCGATGAGGACGGCATCTCGATTCCCGCTGAAATCGACGGATATCCACAGTGACACGATACTACTATTCTGCTACTAATTGAGCCATGCTAATTGAAGCCGAGAAGCTAGACGAAATTGCCCAGTCGACGTTCGAAGCCTACTGGCGCCACATGGAGCGGCACCACCCGGACAAGATCGAAGGCGCCCCAATCGACCAGCAGAAGTGGGAGAACTGCCCGGAAGACGTTCGGCAGATCTGGCGCATGATGGCCGCCGCTGCTCTCGAAGCGTACACGAGTTTTGATGAGGAAGAGGGCGGTCTCAGCGCCACCCTCCGCCGCATCGAAAGCAACACCGAACAAATCCTCGAGGAGACAAAGAAAATTATGGATGGACAAGACGTTCTTGACAGCAGCCTTACGACGGTTGAAACCGACCTCGCCGCCCTGGGCACCGAACTTACCACTGCAATCGCTGATTTGGAAGCGAAGGCGGCCGGTACGCCCATTGACTTCACGCCCGAAGTGACCCGTCTGCAAGCTGTTGCTGCGACGCTCACCTCGCTCACCGCTTCTGCAACTTCCGCCGATCCTGGCGCTGGCTCGACTCCCGCCGCTGGCGACAGCTCGACGGGCACTGCCACTTCCTGAGTCCGGTCTGGCAACCGCAGAAAGGCCGTCCTTCGGGGCGGCTTTTCTGTTACAGTAGGCCCACATGCCAAGCCCAATGCTCTGCCTCATCAGCGACATTGCGCGCGCTCATGTAGACGAAACCCGCGCAGCCGCAGGACTTGAGCCTTGGCCGTGGATCGAGGATGATATGGCGACGTACTACTGCGAACCCTGCAAGCGGCGCTCCCAGATGCGGGAAGCAACCATCAAGGTCGACGGCGAGCCGATGTGCCGATTCCATCAGGGCACACTCACCCACTCCAAATCCGTCACCGAGCAGCTTGTGGCGGCGTCCATTGTCCCCAAGCCGCCCTCGACCGGACTCTGCGCCCTTGGTTGTGGTAGACCGATCCACCGCGGACGCTGCGCTGGTCTTCAGAATGCCGGGAAGCTAGTGACCAAGCCTGGCGCTCCTAACCCCTTCGTCGAGAATCCCCGGACAGAGGTTCATCGTCCTGCTCGAGTTCCAGTGGAAGTCTCCATCGTTGAGCCCGAAGATGGCGATCCCGGCTGCTTCACTTCCGATGGGCAGGCGCTCTCGGTGGGGTGTGGGCTTCCAAAGATTGAAGGCATGGACTTGGAGTTCCCGGAGGCCAACGCGGAGGCCGACCCTGGCCCCGATCCGGTGGTCGCCGACTATCTGGCGGATGAGGCGAAGCTCATCGCTGAAAAGATGACCTTCGGCAAGAGCCTCCCGCCTGGATATATCGAGGTCGATGTAGTGATTCCCAAAGAGCAGATGGCGGCCGTTCTCGACGGAAGCTCGGGCGTCAGCGTTGGGTACACAGTTCGCGACGTCCAAGTAGATTCGATTCGAATCGTCCCGAACCCCCGCAACCTCGACAAGCTGCAATCCCGCACCATCAAGTTCAGCGACATCCCGCCGGAGGCCGCCGCTGTCAAGAAGTCCTCTGGCCGCCTCGGGGAGATCTGGAAGGCGCTCATCGCTCTTGGTGAGGATGAGGTCGAGGAAGTGTTGAACCGCGACCGCGCGCATGCCACCATCACTCTCGTGCACATCCGCAAGCGAGCGAGGCTGGAGGGTCGTACGGTGAAAGAGAAGCGCAGTGCCGACGGTAAGGTGCTCTGGCTGTGGTTGGAGGGAGAATGAGAAAACCGCTTACCCTTGGAATCTGTGTGATCCCGCCCAGCTACGTCCGCGCTGGCGAGATCATCCGCATCAAGCTCTTTCCCCGCAACGTCCCATGGCATGCGAGGGCGCGCATGTTCCTCGCCAGTAGCAGCGGTCCGGTGATGGCTTCGCGCTGGAGTAAGCGCCGGTTCTCGATCGACACGACCGGCCTGGCTCCGGGAATGTACTCGGTGAAGGCGCACCTGGAGGTGGACTATGCGCTGCAGGCTGACGCGGTTGCCACCTTCCTCATCATCGCGGGTTCGGCCCGGGTGTAGGATGCCATCATGCCTCGGACACCGGCCGCCTACTGCCCAGCTCGGATTCCATTCCTCCGCTTCTGGTCGAGAGTGTGCGGTCAGCTATACCCCGGCGGCGCGACCTATTGCCCCGCCTGTCTGACCCCGCGACGTATCGTTCGCTTTCCCCGCCCCGCCCGCATCCCACACATCGACATCGCCATGGAAGCCCTGCGGATGTGCGTTGAGCGCGCGAATCATCGGATCGGGCAGGAGTACTTCACGGTGGATGAACTTCTCTCCGACGCCAAAGAAATGCGCCTCCTGGGCTGCGCTTATCAGCGAGCCGAGAGGGACACCCCCGACACCTCGCTCTAGCCTCTTGACGCCAGCCCTACCATTGGCTCATGAACACTCTCGTTCTGCCAGTCTCCCTCAGCTTCACATCCGACGGCACTTCGACCGCGCTGGTCTTCGACCTCTCGACCCAGCCGGCGAATGTTGACTGTAAAGGTTCCCAGATCGCTGGGCTGCAGAGCGTGACCCTGGCTGGATCGGGCGGCGCTCCCATCGCTGGCGTCGAGGCGACCGTCGCAGGAACCGTCGTTACCGTCACATTGCCCAGTATCTTGCCGCCGCTGAATGTCAACAGCGTCCTCATCGTCTACGTCCTAAGCTTCCTCGTTCAATTTGCCAACGCCGCCTAGGATTCCGGATTCCGGAATCTTGGGGGTTGACACCCGGGATATAAACCTTTCAGGGACATCAGCCGTACACAGGAGCAACCAAGTGAAGATCAAAAGCATCGTTCTCTCCGCCATCGCAGCCATCGCCATCGCGCTCTCTGGCGCTTCCCCAGCTCTGGCCCAGACGACCTATCTGCCGAACGCGACGCAGACCGTAAGCCCGAACGTCCTGATTGGCACCTTCACCGCGACTGCGACCTCGCAGACCAGCGGAGCCTTTACGACCTTCGGCCAGTCCGGAATCTCGATCAGCGTGGTGGGCACCGCCCTCACGACCGCCACCTGGGCAGTGCAGGGATCCAACGACGGAGTGAACTTCTTCCCGATCCTTCAGGCGGCCATCGCCGTACCCGGCACCACCGCCGTCACTGAGACCGCGACTGTCAATGGGATCTACATTGCGAACGTCGCGAACCTTGTGAAGATTCGAATCGTGACCAGCGGTACATTCACCGCGACAAACGTTCTGTTTCGCATCGTAGGTTCGCCCAACAAGGCGCTCCTGTAAGGAGCTGCCATGTCACGCGATGCAAAGTCTCGCTTCTACACAGTCGAGAAGCTGGGGCCAAATCAGGAGAAGACGCCCGAAGGGTTCCTTCTCTGCCGTAATGTACCGATTGCACGGACTGGGGTTCAGCTCTATGGCCCCGGCGAGTCGCCAGTAGAAGTTGGGCCAGACGGGATCGCTTGGGTTAGCCGGGATGCGAAAGACGTTTTCCACCCGGACACGATAGCGAGCTTCCACGGGAAACCGGTCGTAAACGACCACCCCATGGAGGATGTAACACCGGAAACCTGGGCGCTGCTTGCCAAGGGGACTGTGTTGGACCCGCGACGCGGGGAAGGCATCGAGGACCACCTCCTCATCGCTGACCTGCTCATCACGGACCAAGAGATGATCGACCTGATTCTGGCTGGCAAGGTCGAAGTGAGTTGTGGTTACGACGCCGAGTATGAAGAGACGGACATCGGCCGAGGTAACCAGATCGAGATCGTGGGAAACCACGTAGCAGTTGTAGAAGCTGGGCGCTGCGGCCCCCAGTGTGCGGTTAGGGATCACGCCCGAAAGGGCTTTGGAGGAAACACCGTGGCAAAGACGAAGACTCTCACATTCGATTCCGTCCGCAAGTCGCTCAAGGCTGGCATCATCCGGCGCTACCGCGACTCCCGCGTCTCCACCGGCGATCCCGTCAAGGACGCCGAGAACGAGAAGGAGTTGGAAAAGGCTCTCGATGCGGAGCTTGAGAAGGTCGAGGATGCAGCCGAGGGTGAGGGTGGCGACGTTCATGTCCACCTGGGCGGCACCGAAGATGCAGCCGCGTTCGACGCCAAATTCGAAGCCTACGATGCCAAGTTCGCAGCCTTCGACAAGCGCGTGAAGGATCTGGAAGAGAAGGAAGAGGCCCGCGACAAGAAGCACCGCGACGAGGATGTCACGGATGCGGAGGAGGAGGAGCTGGAGAAGGAGACCGGCACCAAGGACGCACGCAAGGCCCGCGATTCCGCTCACTTCGTCGACAGCTTCCAAGAGGTCATCGCGACCGCCGAGATCATCGCGCCTGGCATCAAGAAGCCGACCCTCGACGCCGCTCTCTCTCCCAAGAAGACTCTGGATCAGATCTGCCAGTTCCGCCGCAAGGCTCTGGGGATCGCAGCTATGACCCCGGCGGGTGCAGTCATCGTCGCCGAGCATGCTGGCTCCAAGGTCTTCACCGCGGACTCGATCACTGGCCTGAGCTGTGGCGAGGTTCGGAACCTGTTCAACGGCGTGGGCGCGACGATGCGCCTGGTGAACGATGCCGCCAAGCATTCCGAAGCCAATCGTGGCACGAATGATGGCAAGACCAAAGTTCTCGACTTGAACGCTCCGGCCACCACGCCCGCCGAGTTCAATGCCAAGGCCGCCGCTTTCTGGGCGAAAGAGAGCAATTAGCTCGGGCCTCTGAAGTTCACCGCAGCACCGTAGCACTGACTTTGCACCGAAAGGGACTCTCCAATGACCTTCCTCGATTCGATTCTCGCAGCCTTCCGCACAAAGCCCGTTGCTGGCAAGCGCCTCGGGCGTCACAAGGTTCGCGACATCGCGATCACCTACCGCGTGGGCGCTGGCGTTCCGGGAACGATCTCTCGGATCAACCCCACTCCCACCATCGAGCCGACGCTCATTGACGCGGCGAATCCTCCGACGGTCTTCGGGCAGCCGGTCATCATCGACGCCACCTCGCAGGGCGTACGTCCCCTGACTGTAGGCGACGTCACGATCTACGGCATCACCGTCCGGACCTACCCCTTCCAGCAGTGGTCGGGAAGCCTGAACGTCGCCCTCGGCGTAGCCGGCGGAATCGACATCGGCGCTGCCAACATCCTTCGCTCGGGCTACATCATGGCCCAGATCAACGGAACGCCCGTCAAGGGTGGCACCGTGTATATCTGGACCGCCGCCTCTTCCGCCCCGCACGTACAGGGGGGATTCGAAGTGGCGAACCCTGGCGGTTCTGGCTTCGCACTTCCCGCAACTACGACCTATCAGGGTGGCGTTGATTCCACCGGCGTAGGTGAGATCGCCTACAACATCTAAGGCGCGGTCTCGACCAACCTTTCGTTCTAACCCGAGCCGGGGCGGCACCCCGGTATGCATCACCAGATTGATTCCGGGAGAATAAGCAATGCTCACCTTCGACAGCCAGCGCACAATCGACAGCAACGGCAACGCACTCGGCAAGCCGCTGGGCCAGAAGACCCAGACGCATGACGGCCGTTACGTGGACTCCACCGGCGCGTTCTTCCTCGGAGAGCTGGAGCGTCTCGACATGACGCTGAACATGCCCCTCATCGATATCAAGTGGTCGCGCGACATCGACACCCGTGAGGACGTGTCGATTGCGGACGACGCCAGCTCCTACACCCTCTCGACGTTCTTCTCGAACGGCGGCCTCGGTGCAGGACAGGGTATCGGCAACGGCAAGAGCTGGGCTGGCAAGAACGCCAACCAGATTGCCGGCGTCTCGCTGGACATCGCGAAGATCGCCAACCCGCTGACCCTCTGGGCCAACGAGCTGGGCTATACGATCCCCGAGATCGAAGCGTCTGCCAAGATCGGTCGTCCGATCGACCAGCAGAAGTTCGAGGCGATGAGCCGCAAACACGAGATGGACACCGATGAGCAGGTCTACATCGGCGACACCGGCTTCGGCTATACCGGCCTGTTGAACAACAGCAAGGTCTCCACGGTCACGAATCTCCCGCAGGGCGCGCAGGGTGGCACCACCTGGGCGAGCAAGTCCCCCGACGAGATCCTGAACGACTTCAATTTCATGCTGACGACCGTTTGGGCCGCTTCCGCCTGGGCAGTCATCCCGACCGACATCCTCATCCCGCCCGCGCAGTACGGCTACATCGCGACGGCGAAGGTGGCGACGGCTTCTGGCCTTATGTCGATCAAGCGGTATATCGAGGAGAACAACCTCCTCACCGCGGACGGCAAGGGACGGCTCTCCATCCGCTCCACCAAGTGGGCAGTTGGCGCAGGCGTCGGCGGCACGATCGGCACGACCGGCACTGTGGACCGCGCAACGGTCTACACCAAGGACAAGCGGTTCGTGCGCTTCCCCAAGACCATGCTGCAGCGCACCCCGGTCGAGTATCGTGGGCTTTATCACCTCACGACCTACTACTGCAAGCTCGGCGTTGTCGAGATGCCTTACCCAGAAACGGTCGGCTACTTTGATGGGTTGTAGTGGTTAGTTATAATAGAAATCTGTTAGAATGGAGTCTCCTTAGGAGGCTCCATTTTTATGTCCGCAAACATCTACTATGTCTATATCTTGAGTCGTGAAGACGGCACGCCTTTCTATGTCGGGTTTGGCAAGGGCAATCGCTGGCTCGATCACGAGCGGTCTTGCAAAAGCAAGGAGCGCGATAGCCACCGGAGCCGAATCATTCGCGGGATGCTGGAAAGCGGCGTGTCGATTCCCAAGGTAAAGCTGGCTGAAGGCCTAACGAGGGATGAGGCCGTGGCTCTAGAGATCAGAACGATTGCGGAGATTGGTCGAGAACCTCTTGGCCCTCTCGTAAATCAAACGGCAGGCGGCGACGGCCAGCGGGATATGACCCAAGAGTTGCGCGATAGAATTTCGGCTAAAATCAGCGCCGGGCTTGTTGGCAACGCGCGCCGCGCCGGAATCCCGCACTCCGAAGAGACGAAAGCGAAGATTGGTGCAAAGATCAGAGGCCGCGTTCCTGCTGGGATGTCCGACCGGCTAAAAGGGAATACTTATGGCAATCTAAACAAGGGCAAACCGAAGAGCCCCGAGACGAGGCAGAAGATGAAGGAGGCAGCTTTACGGCGGGTCGCGGAAGGGCGTCATCATGTGAAGGTGGGTCACGTCCTATCCCCAGATACGAAAGCGAAGATTGTGGCATCGTTGACTCTTCGTAATAAATCCGCCGAGTCGCGCGCGAAAGTGTCGGCCGCGCTAAAGGGGCATGCGGTATCAGAAGAGACACGATTGAAGATGAAGGCGGGTCAGGTTGCGCGGCGCGTCAGGGAGGCTAAGGCTTGACCTCGGCTGGTATTCTTGCGAGAGATGACGCTTTATGCGCTGCCTTTCGTGAGAGGATGTCCGCATGTCCAATACCCCTGTAATCGTCGCACAACTTCCCAATGCCCCTGCTCCGGTCGCAACTGGATCGAAGCCCGTGGTGACGGATCATGGTCAGATCGACCAGCCGTTGATCCCGTCACCTTCCGCCGGTCCTCAGCCCGGCCAAGCCAAAGCGCAGCTCGAACTGCTCATCACGTCGGTCGAGAAGCAGCTCAAGGGCACCGACATCCCCGAGAAGTCCAAGGCAGGGTTGCAGGGTGCGGTAGACCTCGCCAACGCGGCCTACGTCGATTACAAGCCCGGAGAGCCGGAGGAAGTCCTCAACGTCGCCTACGGCAACCTTCAGGCTGCTCTGCGCCTGGTAGCCGCGGACTTCAACGCCGAGAATGCCATCGACCCCGCGACTGTCGGAAAGTCGACGGCTGCTGAGGTTCCCGATACTCCGGTGCTTGACGCCGGCGACACAGTGAAGATGATCTTCCCCAAGCGCGTGCTGCTCACGGTTGACTACACGCGGTCGATCGACTTCCCTGCGGGTGAGCATCAGGTTCCAGTCGCCCTCTCGACCCACCCGTACCTCGCGCTGAATGGGGTGAAGATCGCGGGCGCGCCGATTCCCGCAATCCCGCCCGTCATCCCCGCAGCCGAAACCCAGCCTGGCGAAGCTGCCAAGACCGCACCTGTAGCCAAGTAGCCGAGGAGGCCCGATGTCCACAACGCCGCCAGTGACCATCGGGTCTTTTCGCGAGGACTTCCCTGTCTTCGCAAGCACCGCAACATGGCCGGACGATCAGATCCAGTTCTGGATCAATATCGCCACCAGCATGCTCAATCAATGCCGCTGGGGAGATCAGTGGAAGATCGCGATCGATCTCTACGTTGCCCACAACATCGTTCTTGAGGCCTACTCTGCGGGAGGCGGCGACCTTCCCGGCCTGGCGCGCGGCGTGGTGAGCGGCGAATCTGGCGCGGCCACCTCCGTCAGCTACGACGTCCCGTCCGCGACCGTTGCTGGAGCCTCGCACTGGAACCTCACCATCTATGGGATCCGCCTGGCGCGCTTGATCTCCTTCTTTGGCGCTGGCCCAATACAGTTCACGGGCAGCTTCTACGGCGAGGGCTACGGCGGTGGTGGCCTGTTCGTTCTGAACGGCATCGTCGGGATCGGACCGGGCTGGCGGAATGGCTAATCCCTCGATCCACGCGCATGTCGTCCTTCACACAAACACGCTGCCGAACTTCATGGCCGCGCTGAAGGCGCTCGGAGATCGGGAGGTGTTGGTTGGCTATCCGGAGAGTACGACTGACCGTGACGACGAGGATGGGCTCACGAACGCCCAGCTCGCAGCAATCCAAGATAAGGGGTCTCCGGCACAGGGCATTCCGCCCGGAAATTTCATGGAGGACGGTGTTGAGGAGAAGAAGGTGGAGATTATCGCCGCGCTGAAGGCTGGAGCCACCGCTGTCCTCGATGGCAATAAGGAGCGGTTCGAAGCCGCCCTTGATGCCGCCGGCATGGCCGGGGTCATCGGCATCAAGGACAAGATCATCGCTGGGCCATGGAAGCCCCTGGCTGATTCCACCATCGCCGCCCGCCAGCGCCGGGGCGTAACCCGGACCAACCGCTACATCGACACCGGCCAGCTTTTGAACGCCACCAACTACGTCAAGCGCAACCGAAGGGCAGGTAGCTAGTGCCGGGATTGAACCCCATCGCCGTCGTCGGCAACAGCCCGATGCTCTCCAGCACCTTCGACGTCGTGCGCGCTACGCTCGTCATGTCGCCTGGCGGCCGGTCGAAGTCCACCTCCGTCACCCTCAAGGGCGTCCGCGGGGTTGTGTGCGCCGCCGGGGGGAAGAACGGGCAGAGCCAGACGGAAGACGCCGTGACCGCCACCAGCACCTACACCGTCATCGCCAAGTGCGCTCTCCGCAAGCAAGCCAACGGGATCATCGCGGACGTGGTTCTGTGGCGGGGACTCGAGCTGCAGGTGACGGATGTGGAGGATTACCTCGTCTTCGGCGAAGGCTGGACTCAGGCCACCGCCACATCTCAGAAGGTCGCGGATCTGCCGCTGGAGCGCAAGAATGGCTACTAACCCCATCAACGACAGCAGCACCGGCGGCTACCTTCTCTCGGAGGAGACGCCCCTCGACGATGACGCCCTGGCAGACGTCCTCCAACCCTTCTTCGTGGGGCTGACCGGCCTCGACGACACGCTCGTCCGCCCGAAGTACCAGAACCCCATCCCGGAGCAGCCGGACACCAGCACGACCTGGCTGGCGTTCTGGGTGAAGAACCGCAATCGGGACTGGGACGCCTTCAGGCACCACGTTCGCGACAAGGCCAGCGACGGAGGCTTTGGAGTCCAGCCCTTCGGCACCAGCGAGTTCGGCGGGAATGGCGAGACCACAGCACCGGCGTTCGACTTCATCTATTCGAACGAGCTGTTCAGCGTCGACATCACGATCTACGGCCCGCTCTGCGAGACGGCCGCCTCCTCGATCTGGAACAACGTGCGGGTTCCTCAGAACCTGGAGGCGCTCGGAAAGTCTTCCATCCGCTACGTTTCGGTCGATGATCCTCAGCCGATGTCGGAGCTGATCAAGCAGGTATGGGTTCGCAGGTTGGACTTCCGGATGCACTTGCGTCGCGCGATATGCTTACGGTATCGGGTACTCGACCTGGCATCGGCGGAGCTCACCGTCATCACCCCGCCCGTAACCAACGTTCTGACCATCACGAGTAGCACCGAGGAGGATTCATGATCGACGAGAGCACTCTAATCGACGTACAGATCTCGCTGGCCCAGACTGCCGGGCAGGGTCAAGACACCAGCGACCTCCTCGTAGTGACCGCGACCGCCCTGATCGACCAGACGCAGGGCTACCGCACCTATACCAGCTCGGCGGCGGTGGCTGGTGACTGGGGCACCGGCGGCCTAGAGTATCAGGCGGCCCTCCTCCACTTCGCGCAGGTTCCCACTCCTCCCCGCCTCCTCATTGGGAGCTGGGCTGAATCCGCGACGGCTGGGAAGCTCCTGGGCGGCGGCCTCTCCATCACGCAGCAAGCTCTTTCGAACTTCACCGGCATCGCCAACGGAGCCTTTGGGCTGGCCGTCAACGGCGGCGCGGTCACGCAGCACACGGGTATCAACTTCACCGGCGCTGTCACGCTGCCGGGCATCGCGGCGCTCATCGCCACGGCGCTCGCTGGAGTTGCAACGGTGGTCTGGAATCAGGTGTATTCCCGCTTCGAGCTGACGAGCGAAACGACGGGCGCAGCCAGCGCGGTCAGCTTCGCGACAACCCCGACCGGCGGCGGCGAGACGGACATCAGCTCCCTGCTCGGCCTGGCGGCTTCCTTCCCCGGAGCGTACACATCGGCTGGGCTTGCGGCCGAGACGGCGCTCCAGAACGCCACCCGCATGGACGCCAACTTCGGCGGCCAGTGGTATGCGTTCGCCAACCCGGCCATCACCGCAGATGCGGACCACCTCGCAGTCCAAGGCTTCATCCAGAGCGGTTCGACTCGGAAGCACTTCTATGGGGCGACGTCGCAGGAGCCGGCGTGCCTTCTGTCGAGCTCCACCACCGACCTCGCGTACACGATGTCGAAGACCTCCTGCAACAAGAGCATGGTCAGCTACTCCTCGACCAACTCTTGCGGGGTGATCTCCGCCCTCGCGCGCATCCTGTACCTCAACTATTCGGGCACCAATACGATGATCTCGCTGGCCTACCAGACGATGCCGACCCTCGTGGCCGAGAACATCACGTCCGGTCAGCTCGCGATCCTTCAGTCGAAGAACTGCAACGTCTACGCGCAGATCGACAACGGCGTTCCGATCTTCTTCCCCGGTACGACCTGCGTCACGAACAACTTCGTGGACACAGTGATCGGCGCCGACGTGTTCGCCGTCTCGCTTCAGGCTGCGGGCTTCAATACCCTCTACACCGCCGCCACCGCCGGGACGAAGGTTGCTCAGGACGACGCGGGCACCCACAAGTTCATCACGAATTACGCGCAGGTCTGCCAGCAATTCGTCGCCAACGGCTTCCTCGCGCCTGGCTACTGGTACGGCGCTCCCTTCGGCACGCTTCAGCCGAACACCGTGGGTGGCGAGCCCTACATGGAGGATGGCTACTACATCTATGGGCCGCCGATTGCCAGCCAGTCTCAGGTTCCGCGTGCAGCCCGCGTCGGAGTCCCCATCCAGATCGCAGGTAATTGCGCTGGCGCAGTCAACACCACCAGCGTGCTGGTAACGCTGCAGCCGTAAAAGGAGAGTCCCGTGGAACCGATTTTCGCAGCTTATTCTTTCGCAGATGTGCAGGGGCTTCTCCTTGGGCCGTCCTGCTCGATCGTCCTCGGCACCGGATCCGGCTCTGCGGAAGAGGGCATCAGCTTCGAAGCTCTCGACGAGCGGACGCGCATGACCATCGGCGCGGACGGCTCTGGCATGCACTCCCTCATCCAGAACCGGGCGGCTCGCATCATGGCGCGCTTCCTCAAGGCCAGCCCCACGAATGCCGCGCTCCAGCAGGCACTCGCGGTGCAATCGTCCTCTTCGCTTCTCTGGGGTCAGAACACCCTGGCCCTGTCGAATCCAGTCACCGGCGACGCAATGACCGCCTCTGGTGTGGCGTTCGGTAAGCAGCCCTCAAACCTGTGGGCGAAGGACGCCAACATCATCGAATGGGAGTTCTATGCGATTCGCGCAACCCTGACCATGGGTGGGGCAATCATTTCGGTTGGGTAATCCAGCTTGACACCCCCTCGATACTGGGGGCATGGAACTCACAGACATCACCATCGGGAAGGCGGCCTATAAGATTGGCCGCCTTTCCACGTTTACCCAGTTGCACGTCCTCCGTCGCCTTGGTCCTTCGCTCCTCTCGCTCCTGCCACTGTTCACCGGTGGCAAAGAGCCAGAGCCGGACGCACCCGCTGAGGAGATTGCCACAGCAGAGGAGGAAACCGCGAAGAAGCTCATCCGGTCGCTCCCCCAGCTAGCGGAAGCCCTCTACGAGATGAAGGACGAGGACGCGGAGTACGTGATCAACCGCTGCCTTGAGGTCGCCTGGGTGGTGCAGCCTACCGGGCCGGCGAGGATCCGGACGAACGGCGTCACCATGATTCAGGACCTCGATCTCCCGACGACGCTGCAGCTCACTTTCAACGTCCTCACGGAGAACCTTGGCGGTTTTTTTCCTACAGAGCTGCCGAAGGTCTAAAGGGCGGCGGCTCCAGCGTCAAACTAGCTCACCTTCGAGACGGCACCGACTTCCTTCTGAGGCCCGTGATGGAGGGGATGTGTCGCTACGAGTCCCTGCTAGACGGCACGCTTACACTTGAAGATATTGCTCGCATGAACGACGCGCTCGACGTGCGCTCTGAGAATCAAGACCGGCTGATGCCGAGGAGTCTAAATGGCAAGTAACTCCAACGTTCTGCGAGAGTACCTGATCAAGCTCGGCTTCAACGTCGACGACAATCAGCTCCGTCGCGTGGAAACGGCGATCGCGAAGACCGAGAAGGTGCTGGCCGGCTTCGCTGAGGGCGTGGCGCTGGTCTCCATCGCCGTCGATAAGTACGTCGTCGGCATGGCTGACAACTTCTCTAAGATGGCCTACGCCAGCCAGCAAATGAACACCAGCGTCCGGAACCTGCAGACGGTGGAGTTCGCCGCGCGGGCGGTCGGCGTGAGCGGGGATGCGGCTGCGGCTGGCCTTCAGAACATGGCGCGGGCAATCCGGTCGAATCCCGGGCTGAACGGTCTCTTGGGCGGTCTGGGCATCAAGCCGGGGCAGGATACGTCCCGCACCCAGAGCGCCCTTTATCACCGCATCGCCAAGATGCCGCGGTACATGGCCCTCCAGATAGCCGGGCAGTTCGGCCTCGATTCGGACACCACCAACCAAGTCCTCAACAACCTCCCCGAGTACGACAAAGCGCAGAAGGCCCACGAGGCCCGGATGCGGAAAGCCGGGCTGAACCCGGACGACGACGCCAAGCGGGCGGTGGAGTTCGAGCGCAACCTCAACACCCTCGAAGATGACGTCGACATTCTGAAGGAGATCATCGGCTCGAAGTTCCTTCCTCTGGTCGACAAGCTGGTGCGCGGGATGACGGTGGTGGCGGGGGTGATGACGACTCATCCGAACCTCACTGCCTTCGGTGGCCTGGCTGGACTGTTGGGCGGCGGGTGGGCGGCGAAGAAGGTCACGGGCTGGGGACTGCGAAAGATCGGCACCTCGATCGGACTGCGCGGCGGAGCGGCCGCTGGCGAGCTGGCGGAGGGCGGCGCTGGCGGCGCGGCGGTCATTCCCTTCGTCGTCCCCATCGTCGTGGGCGTACTGGCGGCCCTTGGCATCGCCTGGGTGCTGAAGAAGTCGGGCGCGCTGGACAAGATGCAGAAGTTCGGGGAGGCCCACAGCGTCGCGAGCGTGTTCCATGCGGCTACGAGCAAGGCTGGCTGGCAAGCTGAAGGAACGGCCGCCATGGGTTTCGTCTCCTGGCTGAAGAGTAAGGAAGGGCTTCGTCATCGGTTGTACGGCTCTCTAGAGGGCGGCGCTGCTTCGATTGGCTACGGCCACAAGCTCAAGCCGGGGGAGCATTTCGGCAGCCTGACGACGGAGCAGGCAAACGCATTGTTCCAGAGCGACCTGGCTGCGGCGGGTGGTGTAGTTTCCAAGCTCACGAAGGGTCTGAATCTCTCTCAGGGATGGCGCGATGCCCTCACGGATTACCAGTTCAACTCGGGCAACCTGGCCGGTGCCCACATATTGCTACGGAAGCTTCGTGCTGGGGACTTGGACGGAGCTGCCCGAGCGTTCGAGCTATACGGTGGATACCACGATGGCAAGGGGGGATTCCACCCCGGCGGCTCGGACGCCATCAGCACCACGCTCCTGAACCGTCGCCTGGGCGATGAAAAGATGGCGCGCGGCGTCTCGATCAACCAGAAGACCGACATCCACGTCACCGGCGGCTCGGACCCCGAAGCAACTGGGCGCTCCGTCATGCGTACTCAGAAGCACGTCAACGCTGACCTCGCGCGGAACGCGGCAGGGGCACCCGGATAATGAGCCTAACGACCACACCGCAAAGCATCTTCAGCACCCCGCCTCCGGCCCAGAAGGTGTCTCTCGACCCCCGGCGCGCTCTTGGCTCGCTGACGGCCGATTGTGTCATCGAGGAGGCGCACGTAGACCGGTCTTCCATTACCCGTATGCCAGTGGAGTCCGGATCCACAATCTCGGATAACATCATCGACGAGCCGAACGAGGTCACCCTCACCTATGGGTGGAGTTCTGGCAGCCCGCAGAACGTAGGGAAATTCAACACCGCGACGATTAGCCTCTTGGCAGCAAATCTCTCCCAGCCGGACGCGGATGCGACCACGAGCGGCGGGGGCGCGCAGGTCACCGACACGACGCCAAGCAGCTTCGCGAACCCGCACTTCATCCAAGCGGTCTACCAGCAGCTCCTCGACCTCAAAGCGTCGCACGTCCCCTTCGCCATCTACACCGGCAAGCGGGTCTACCAGAACATGCTCATCGAGTCGATTGCCACCACGACCGACGCGAACACCGAGAACTCGCTCATCGTCCGGATCGTCTGCCTGAATGTCAATCTGGTGTCGACGACCACGATCCAGCTCACCTCGGTCAATCCCGCGAACGTGGCGGACCCGCAATCCGGCCTCGGCACGACGCAGGTGGGCACCGTGCAGGCGTCCCCGGCGTCCCCGCCCAGCGTCCCGTCATTCCAGAACGACCTCACGAAGTCAGCCGCCGAACGGTTCCCCTTCCCAGAGTCCGAGGTGACCCCATGAACTTCTACGAGATCCCGCTCCTGGCCCTGCCGCAACTGCTCTCTGTGCAGTTGGGCGCAACCACCTACCAGCTCAACATCTACTGGAGCAAGGCTGCCCAGTGCTGGGTGCTGGACATTCTCGACACGAGCGCGAACACCATTGTCGGCGGGCTCAATATGGTCACAGGCGTCGACCTTCTCGGCCAGCTCGGCTACCTCGGCATTGGCGGATCGCTCTTCCTCCAATCGGGCGGCGCCGATCCCCTGGTGGCTCCCACCTTCGAGAATCTCGGCCAGTCCGTGAACCTCTACTTCATCCCCTTCACCCAATGAGCCAGACCGGAGTCCAATTCGGCCGCATCGCCTCGCTGCTTGTGGGTAATCAAGTGGAGACGACGGACCTTAGCGCCCTGCGCTTCCGCTTCGAGGTGAAGCAGTCGGAGGTTTCGACGCCGAACACCCTCATCGTCCGCATCTACAACCTCAGCCCCCAGACCGTGAACAAGGTGGTTCAGCAGTACACCTCGATCAAGCTGCAGGTGGGCTACGTCGGAACGGGCCTCAATCAGATTTTCAGCGGAGACATCAAGTACTTCAAGAAGGGGAAGGAGAGCGGCACCGACCGCTTTTTGGAGATCACTGCCGGGGACAACGACTTCGGCTTCAACTACGGCAACGTCAACCAGACGCTCGAGGCCGGCGCCACGCCGCAGCAGGTCGTCTCGGCATGCGCGGATGCGATGGGCGTGACCGTAGACAAGTCCGCTCTCGATCTGCAGAGCTTCGGCGGCGCGTTTCCGAGGGGCAAGGTGCTGTTCGGCCTGGCGCGGGTGTATCTCGATCAGGTGGCGGCTACAGCGAACGCCGCTGGCAGCCACTGGTACGTCGAGAACGGCGTTCTGAAGTTCGTCAGCACCACCGGGTATCTGCCTGGCACCGCAGTCGTCCTCAGCCCTTCGACTGGCCTCATCGGAATCCCCGAGTTCACGATCGACGGAGTGGAGTGCCGCTGCCTGATGAACGGCGCTGTCAAGATCGGAACGGCCATCCAGCTCGCTCCCGACCTCATCACCCAGACTCTCGCGGCGAAGGGGACGAGTCCGGCCGGCTCCGGGATCATTCTGCTCCCCAACACCCAAAACTCCTTCACGAATGTCGCGCAGGTCCAATCCGGATCCAATCTCTACCGCGTGGCCGTCGCAGAGCATTCGGGCGATAGCCGCGGGCAGGAGTGGTACACCGACATCACCGCCCTCTCGATCAACCCTTCCGCCCCGGCGGGACAGCAGGTGAGTCCGCAATGAGCCAGCTAGAACGCGCAAACGACCTCGAAGCCAGCATCAAAGCCATGATCCGGGCGGAACTGCTCGCCCTCCAAACCTGCTGCCCGGTGGACGTGGTGACGTTCGACCCCATCAAGATGACGGCTACCTGCCAGCCCAACATCCGCGTTCGCGTCCCCCTGCCGGACGGGACGTACATGATGGTGCAGCCTCGGCTCCTGGTGAACGTGCCGGTCCTCTTCCAGTCTGGCGGTGGCTTCACTACGACCTACCCCATCGCGCCCGGCGATGAGGGCATTTGCGTCTTCTCCTCGCGCGCGATCGATCTTTGGTGGCGCGCCGGCGGTCTCCAAGACCCGATCGAGTTCCGGATTTTCTCCTGGGATGACGGCTTCCTCTTCGTCGGACCGCGCAGCCAAGTAAACCTGCTCACGGCGGTCAGCACCACCCAAGTCCAGATGAGGAGCGACGATGGCACAACGTATATCGGGATCGGACCTGTCGGGGTGGTTGACATCGTTCTCCCCAGCTCGGGCCTACTCACCATCACCGGAAACGTGCTCATCACCGGCACCCTCAACGGCCATACCCCATAGCGGCTTGCAGGGCAAGCTAGGATGTGACTATGCGCTACCGTGCCCAATCAGCGACCGGAGATTTTACCTTCGGGGTCAATGGTCAGAATTATCTGGTCGACAGCCCGGCGGCGGTCGGGCAGGCGATCATGACCACGCTAAAGCTGCTTTTGGGGGAGTGGTTCCTCGACACCACGCAGGGCGTCCCATGGTTCTCCGAGGTACTGGGCTATGGAACCCAAGGCCTATACGATCAGCTTATTCAGGGCGTCATCCTCAGCGTGGAAGGCGTGACTCCCGTCAATGGGATCGTCGCCTACACGAGCAGCCTGAATAAGACCACCCGCACCCTCGTCATCGCCGCAGAGGTCAACACGATCTACGGCGTCACCAGCATCGTCACCTCACTTCCAACGGGGGCCCAATGACCTACCCACTGGCGACCCTCGGTCCCACCATCACACCCACCGGCATCACGATCCCCGCTCTTCAGGACATCATCAACTCGAAGATCGCGACCTATCAGAGCATTTGGGGTGATGACGTGTATCTCGCCACCGGCACGCAGGACTATCAGCTCCTGGCGATCGAAGCTCAAGCGATCTACGATTCGAACGTCGCCGCCGTCGCCGCCTTCAATGCCTACAGCCCTCAGACGGCCGTGGGCGTCCAGCTCGACACCGCCATCAAGATAAACGGCATGGCCCGCGAAGCTGGAACCAACAGCACCGCCATCTGCAATGTTGTGGGCGCGCCTGGCTTCACCATCGTCAACGGCCAAGCGCAGGACACTGCGACCCCGCCGAATCTTTGGAACCTGCCCGCGTCCGTGCTGATTCCGTCGTCCGGAACCATACCCGTGACCGTGACATGCGCCGCCGTCGGAGCCATTGTCGCCCCGCCGAACACGATCACTACCATCTACACCCCGCAGCTCGGGTGGGACACGATCACGAATCCGGCTGCTTCCGATATCGGATCCTCCACCGAAACCGATGGGGCCGTCCGCCAGCGCCAGACTATCTCGACGGCCATCCCATCGCAGACCTCCATCGGCGCGATCATGGGCGCGGTGGCTGACATCCCCGGCGTGGTTCGCTCCTTGGTGTACGAGAACGACAGCGCCACCACGGACAGCAACGGCATCCCCAGCCATTCGATCTGCGCCGTCGTGCAGGGTGGCGACGCCACGGCCATCGCCACCGCTATTCTTCTCGAGAAGGACCAAGGGTGTGGAACCTACGGCACGACTTCAGAGACGATTGCTGACCCGTCTGGGCTGCCCATCACCATCAACTTCTTCGAGCTGGCGCAGGTCGAGATTTATGCCATCGTCAACGTTACTGTCCTGCCCGGCTGGGTGGGTTCGACGGAGCCGCTTATTCAGGCTGCCATCGTCAACTTCATCAACGAGCTTGCGATCGGCGAGGACGTCTATGACGCCTGGCTCGTCGCGGAGGCCGGTCTCCCCGGCACGCCTCAGCAGCAGACCTTCGTCATCACCTCCCTGTATATCGGGACTGCCCCGTCGCCCGGTTCCTCGGCGGACATCTCGATCGCATTCAACGCGGCCGCCGTCGGGCTTCTCGCGAACGTTTCGGTCGTGACCTAATGGTGACGGTCGACCAATACCTCGCGCGCATCACCTCTGAGCATGCAAACCAGCCGCTATTCCGGCAGATGGTAGCGGAGGCTTGCCAGCCGTATGTGGACCTGCAGAACCTCTACGCCGAGATGTTCCTCAAGTACGACCTCGACCTGGCGGTCGGCTCGCAGCTCGATGCGGTGGGGCTCTGGATTGGGATTTCCCGCGAGTTGGCGATACCTCTGACGGGCGTCTTCTTCTCGTTCGACACCGTCGGCCTCGGCTGGGATCAAGGCAACTGGCTGGGCCCCGATGAAACCGGCGACGTCATGTACCTGCTCGATGACGACGACTATCGCCTGGTGCTGAGGGCGCGAATCGCAGTCAATTACTGGACCGGGAAGGCGGGCAGCACGGCGGCTGTGCTGGAGTTCGCATTTGCACCCCTCGGGTACACTCTGCTTATTCAGGACAACCAGAACATGACGATTACGATTTACGTCATTGGTCCTCCCCTGACGGCAGTTCAAACGGCGCTCTTGCTCGGCGGGCAGCTCTCGCTGAAGTCCGCGGGCGTCGGCATCACGGGCTATTACTTCATCACCGGCCCCCCGATCTTCGGCTTTGATCTGGAGACACCGGTCGTAGCCGGTTGGGATTCTGGCAAGTGGGCACCACCAGCGGTATAGGTTCAAGGAGGCTTGAGTGGCAACGATTGATTATCAGCAAGTGGCGGGCGGTGGCGGAGCGAACGTAGACAGCCAAGC